CTCCAAGTCACTGAATGCCAGTGGAAATAGCCACCAAGCCCGGTGCCAAGCGAATGCTTGGTCTCCTGAAGCCGCTTTCGCGGAAGGTCAGGAGTCACCAAAGAGAACTTGAAGCTAGTATCACGGCCACCCCAAAGATATTCGGGTATCTCGGCCTTTAGCCAAAGCCATATCGGCTCGACTAAGGGATCAAGAACACCAATACCATCAAACCGAGCCCATTCACGTAGCTGATTCGCCACGTGTATAAGGTCGGTAAGAAAGGTAATGGGAGAACGAATATAGAACGGGGTTACGTCGAAACCATTGTGGAAATGGCTCCCGCAAGACTCACGAAATGGACCGTCAGTAAAGGATTTGTCGGGATTAACCGAAAACCCAAAAACTGATAGAACAAAAATGAGATCATGCGCCATATCGGAGGGACAAATTATGTCATCTCCGTATATGGATATGACGCCCGAGATGTGCTCAAAATGAGAGACAGCTTTCGAAAGTGAGAGAAATATTAAACTCTCCAATTCGAAAGTAAATCCGTTTCCCATAGAAGAGAACATTTCGTTGACATGTTCATGCCCATCAATTATGGTGACCTTAGAACGCAACGCGTTCAAGAGGGTGAACCATAAGGGAGGAAGCAACAGTTCTACAAGTCCGCTAGAAACAGAATCACTAGCTGACGAGAGATCCAATGTGCAGAGAGAATTATCAATTGACCCAATTCGAGCCAATTGTTGATTCTTACTTTGATCATTGAGGTTGATGCCCTTCAGATAAAGGCAACGACGGAAATAATTCCCGACGCCCTTCTGCATGAACATATTGATGTCAGGCTCTTTACAAGCACATCGATCAATATCTGTCTTCTTTGGAACGGTAAACAACACGTTTCCAGACACCAAAGTTAAGGATATGGCGTTTAACGGCCACAAAGGTAACTCAGGAATGACGGGACCAAACTCACCAACAGGTGAAGTAAGGATATCCCACCATTCAAGGGCATCTGGAGTAACGTGTGCTTCGCCAACGAACTTTAAAGCCGGATGGCTTACAGTTCGACCACGACTAGTTGACGCTCCACCACTGAAATTGCCAATAAGGCAGTCAATGGGCGGTACTTCACCTATACAAGTGGTAATATAACGACGAACGTACGATACAAATTGATCGAACCCGACTCTCGGAAGTATTCTGTAATCCGAGATAATATGGTCGAGTCGAAGGTTTGTGTCGTGGTTCAACTCCTCGGTAGCGAGCCATTTCGCAATGGCACGAGATCGACGAGTAAGAGCAGAATCAGTGTCAGGACCAACAAACTTAGAAAGAAACGAATCTTTTAGGTAAGTTGTCTTCACGCTGAGATCCGGAAGGTCGTTGATCTTCTGGATTAGCTCTGTTGTTATATTCTGGGCGACTCGGTAATTCGCGGATTTCCGTCGAATAGACCGAGGTTGACGATTTATCGTCTTCATGTGGTACTCCAATCATGAAATGTGTCGAACTTGAATACGACACAACGAAGAAGGCAAGAATCAGACACGCCACAATCACCATAGAGACGATTGCAAGCGAGAACATTTCACGTGAAACAATTTCACGAGATTCGTTCTTCTCGGACATCAATAGATACCGAGATTGCTGTTCCAAACAGTCCAAGTGTTTGTGTCACCTGAATCTGTGGTGTTCCTCAAAAGCTGCAGGATATTTTCACGTTCCTGAAGGGTTGAGGAGGCATCTGCCGTAAAATTGAGTTCCGCATAAGCGGTTCTCAATAATTTCGGAGAAGCAACACCATTAATTGTTTCAGTAGCCGTAATTGGCCACGAAAGACGGTAAGAAAACTTTATCTTACCGTTATCCGCGGTTATACGGCGTGAAACAGAGGCCTTTATATCGTCAAGGGGGGTAGCCCCCGCCTCCACGTAGTGAGCCACACCGTTCTGATCAATAAAGTTCGGAACGAGAGTGTGAGCTACAGGTGTTACACCGTGGGCACCATAATCGTTACCCGCGAGGCTTGCAAATGCTGGCATAGAAATTATCCAGTCTTTAAAGCTCTCATAAAGAGAAGCTATTAAAGCTAGCAGGATTGCTAACTTTTAGGTTTCAACGTAAAGCGGGATTACTTCACGAGGAGTCTCCAAAGGGCGAGAGCATTAGCCGAACGCCTAGAGGAGAATGGTGACTTTGTCCTGTAAAATCGGTATTCCGAAGGGTCGAAACCCCAGGGAACGCGCCGAAAACAGTACTTATCAACGAGCACGAGACCACCATAGGTATCGTGTTCAGTGTTGGACTTACCGTCCATCACGCTAGATAAGGAGCCACCAATGGGATCAAGGCCATCAAAGGAAGAAGAAGCTTCAAGAACATTACCGACAGGAACAAACCAGTCGATAATGAACGAGAAAGGGACTACTTCCCAGGCGATCGAGAGCGGATTCACAAGGTCGAGTTGAGCAGCAGTGCGAAGACGTGAGTCTTTTACACGTGCCCAAAATACCACTTTGTGAAATTCACTAATCACGAAGGTAGTAATAAAACCACCTGAGCGCTCTTCGTCGACACGGCGAACTTCTCGAGTCGTTGATTGCGACTTAAGAAGGTAAGCTTTGTCGACCAAAGTGCTCTGTGTAAGACGATAAACGTCATGCACATCGGAGATTAAAGGCAGCCAACCATACTGGAGTTCAAGCCAGCGTTTGGAAAGCTCTTTTCCGTTACGAATCCCCTTCCAAGATATACCAAGTGCCTTAGCGGCACCGATAAAATTTCCACTTTTGGCAGCCAAAACGGCTCTGAAAATGGAAAGAGTGGAAGAAGAAAGGAGACGGATCGCGTCTTTCGATTCAGCAAGGGCAGTACCAAGGTGAGCCTTATTACCGGCCATCTTAAGTGCAGCCTGGACTGAAGCGCGATTGATGAGATCGGACGACCACACAGGATCTGTGAAGTCAAACGTCCCATCAAAGTTTGCGAGATGATGCGTACCGGAAGTTTCACCACCAACATTGACAGAGCCAAGAATTGGATTTAAACTCAATTCAGGCTGAGTTATGTTGATGATTTTCTGAAGGTACGGGTTAGGAGAGCGAAAAATCGTGCTAGAGCCACTCAAAGTGGACCAAGCACTATTCGAACCCTCCCGCCAACACTGGTTTGCTAAAGGTCTACCTAAGGAATCTCCAGTGGAGAAATCCTGAGAGAAAGACCCAAACGCACGAGTGAACGCATCTGGCATAAAAGACACTCCTTTCAACGATCAAACATATCAATGACTAGTCAGAGATATGCACGACCCCGCCAGAAAGATCATAAAAGATCGATCTGAGCTGTTTGAGACGACGGGAAACCGTCCAAGGGAGGATAAAACCTCGATTGGCGACCCACATAAGAAACTCTCGTTCAGCGTTATCGTGGATGAATAATAAGGATTGCTCCTTATAGACAAACCGGATAGCGTTGAAGAGAGTATGGAAACGAGTCATAGCCTCGCTATAACTAATGTTATTCTGAGTCATGACAAGCTCCTACTTATGTTAAGGGAAGAGTCCCAAACAGACCCGACCCCGGAGAAATCCGG